CGTCATGATTTCCGGCGAAGGAGAACAGCGTACATGGGTGGCCAGCGAGCACAACGTCCGGGTCCGGTAGGTCGGACGGTTGGAGATCCATCACGTCGGCGTGGAGGTCCGCAGTGAACTCCTCCGACAACTCTACGCGATACATGCCCCAGTTATCGGCGTCCGCGAATGCGGCGCTGAAGCCGCCGAGTCCGCTGAATAGGTCAATACACAACCGCTCGCTCATGCACTGTATTCGCCGCGCTCGTACACGCCGAGAATATCCGACTTGGGAACCGTGTACGTGAGCTTCCCGACAGTGTCGTGTTCTTCGACGACGAACGCCATGCCGTTCTGCGGACGGAGAAACTTCACCGCCTTCGTGTCGCCGCTTGGACTGCCGGTGTGAACTTCGACGTACTGGCCCGGCTTCATTCCGTCAAGCGTCTGAATCCCGCGCGGGTGTTCTTCCATACACTACCATTAGTGCCCATTACTATAAGTCTTACTAACCACTACTAACAGCATGGCATAGGAGTAGTGTCGGCTACTACCAGTCGAGTTCGAACGCGCCGCCCTCGCGCGTCTCGCCGTCCACGCCCATCACGGCGTAGCGGAGTGAGTCCATCGCGTGGTCGACCGCGCCGGCCGTGCCTACCTCATCCTCCTGATAGTCGAGAAACTCCCGAATCGTATTCGTACACCGCTCATGCACGAGCAGGCCGGGTCTATCCTCCGGGTCGTCGCGCCAGTCCACGCGGTCGCGGACGGCCGGAATCCCCTCGTCCAAGTCCTTCGTCGCCGGCTCGACCCGATAGCCAGCGCGTCGGAACGCCTCCTGATGCTCCGGCTCATGCTCGGAGTGAACGATACCCTCGGGTTTGCCACCGTCGCGCAGCCACGAGACGGCTTTCTCATATTCGACGCCCTCGCGGTAGAACTCATCCAGCACGACGAGCTGCTGGTAGTTCGTCCGACCGATCTCCAAGACGACGCGGGGGTCGGACCAGCCGTGGTCGTAGCCGTAGCAGCGCCACTCGCCGTCGAGTCGCTCCTGTATCGCGTCGTCTACAACGTGCCGCTCGCGCGAGAAGTCGGGGTAGACGAGGCCCGTCGGCGCGGCGAAGCCACCCGAGAGCGCCTGTTGCTCGCGGCCGGTTCCCTCGAATTGCCGCATGAGTTTCTCGCGTGCATCCTCCGGCAAGAAAGGGTTGTTGCGTGAGTCACCGACGATTACTTCCATGCGGTCGGCCCACGGGAGGTCGCTCTCGCCGTCGGCGGCGACTTGCAGCTCGGTGATGTCGTAGAAGTCGTTGAAGCCCGCGCCCGTCGAGGTCCACAGCATCACGTTCGGTCCGTCCTGTGTCCGCTGTCGGGAGGTGAGCATCTCCACGAGGTCGTAGAGGTCCGTGTTATCGTAGTGCGCCGGCTCGTCGCAGGCAATAGCGTTGAACTCCGTCCCGGCGTAGCGGTTCCACTTGTCGGCGGAGCCGAGACGCACGACGGAGCCGTTGACATACGTGACGCGGCGTTCGTTCCGGTTGTATTCGAGGATGAGCGGGCTATTCTCCGGGTCGCCGCCTTCGTCGGGGACCGTTCGCTCGCCCGGCAGTCGCTCGAAGAACTTCTTGTACGTCGCGGGGCCACCTTTCTGGTAGTCCGGTGCAAGCAGGAGGTTATCTGACTCCGGCACGGTGACGGCGATCTGTTGTATCCAGTCACACGCGAGGAGTGTCTTCCCGCCAGCGTAGCCGGCGCGGAATACCACGAGGTCGAGGTCGCCACGGTCCAACGCCTCGAACGTGTCGAGTTGGGCTTGCCAGTACGTCCCGCCGATTTCTACCTGCTTACTCGCGTTCGACATCGTACTCATGGAGTAGTTTGGACGCAAGCCCGAGCATCACCTTCTTGTTCGCCTCGGGGAGGTCATCGAAGGCTGTGCTTGTTCCGTCTTGGGTGTTCCACCCAGCCATCTCGGCTTCATGTTCGTACACCTCATGCAGCCACTCGGCCATCTCTCGAATATCGTCTGAGTCGTGGCTATCCATCGTCGTGCGCCTCCCTGTTGACGACAACGTTTAGCGCGCCGCCACCCTCGCCGGAGTGTTCCACCTCCCGCGACTCCGTCGGGCCGTGGCCGGTTCGGTCGAGTATCTTCACCCACGACTGCCGGAGTTCCCGAGCAATATCCGTTCGCTCTTCCGGTGGCACCTTGTGATACAGCTCCGTGAGGTCGCGGATGATGTCCTGCATCTCGGCGGTTGTCTCGTCGGCCATCCGGTCAAGTCGCTCCTGTGCCTTGTCCTGTACCTGACTGGCACTCCCGCCGTGGAACCGGCATACCTCACCGCCCGGAATCGCTGGCTGTTTACACCGCTCGCCCGTTGACTTTGCCGTTGCCGTACACTGGTCGGTGTCGCCGTCCGCCATAGGGTTAGCAATCACCATGTGGTGTGTGGCTCGGTTGCTCGCTCATGCACCAGCGTTACTCATGAGTAGGCATAGCAGTTGTGGCCGGTGACTACTCACCACTACCGGCGTTAGTCATCGCTACTATTCTCTATCGCATCCATCACGTCATCATGGTGGTCCTGCATCTTGTCGCGGAGGTCCTCAACATCATCATGCAACTCTCGCACTTCCTCGCGTGTCCGCTCGGCTGTCTCCGCATTCTCGTAGGCGAGCGTCATCAGGCCGGGGTTGTTCGGGTCGTCCGAGTCGCCTTCGATGCGGCGTTCGTTGCGTGCAGAGCGTTCGTCTACCGTGTCGATCTGAGCCTCGACCCGGCGTGTATAGCCACCGACGAGTCCGGTGAGGCCGGTGAGTATCCAGACGATATAGTCGGTGACGATGGTCCAGAGGCTATTCGCCGCCATGCTCGCCCCCCGTGAATCGGTTTAGCAGTCGTCGTCCGGCGCGTTTCGCGTAATCGGCCCAGAGCCACGGCGCGGTGAGAAGTGCGAGGACAAAGACGGCGTTCGGTGGCCCCGGTTGTGCCGCCCACTCCACGGCTTGGGCGATGATGGCTGACATGGACGAACGTGTGAACGCTGGTACTGAAAAGGTTGCGCGGGTCGGTAGCAACCAGCGCGCTTAGACTTCGCTCTCAGGCGTCGTCGGGTTCCGACAGCCGATGCACACACCGTCGCGGAGCATCATGCTGTTCATCCACTCGCCACACTCCGCGCACGGTCCCGAGCCGGGATTCCCGCCGGGTTGCTCGCCATGCGCGCAGATTGCACACTCCTCGGCGCGTGGGTTCACCTCCTCGCGGGTCGTCTCGTACACGTTCACGGCAGACTTGAGACAGCGGCAGTCCGGCTCGGTGTGGAACGTCGTCGTCTGCGTGAGTGTGCTAATCCAGATGCTCATCGTCCCACGCCTCCGCGGCCACTTCGCGCATGGTGTCCTCGTACTGCTCCATGTACGTCTTGAGTGTGGTGAGGTCGCCGCCTTCGTCGGTGTGGAGCGGAGTCCATAGACCGTCTTCTTCGCGGAGGTATAGCCCGGCAGCCATCTCGCTCATTCGCCTGCCTCCGGTTGCGCGTTCCGTAGCGTGTTGACCGTACCATGTTCTAAGATAGCCTCAACAGTCGCGTCAAGTTTCTGTGCCGCTTGTACTGGATTCTCGGCCTTCACCTTCACCTTGATGCTATCTTGGTCGCGTGTTCCGGTCCCGCGCTTGATCTTTGTTGTGAGCACGACCTTGTCAGCCGATTCGTTGACTTGATGTGTTGTGTCGTCACTCATCTACGTCCACCCCGTGAAACAGCACATCAGCCCACGTCATGTCTCGCTCGCTTTTCCATTCCGCTAACCGCTCGTGCGTGCCGTCGTCGACGAGCACGTTTATCTGTTTTACCACATAGGTAGGTAGGAAGCTACCTACTAATAGATGGCGACTGGCGACAGTACCGTCCCGGCGGGGTAACCCCGCGTACCAAACGAGAGTGACCCATCCATGAGTTCCCGCCGGGAGTCCGGTGCCGTCAGCCGTCAAAGTCCCCGAGTGTGGCCTGTGTGTAGCCATGCGGCCACTCCGGCCACTCCTCGCGCGTTGGCCCGTCAACGAGCGGGTCCAGCCCGAAGTCCTCGGGAAGATGCTCCGCTTCGATATGGTTGTTCAACTGTCGGTCGCCGCCGTCACCGACCGAGAAGCCACACGCCGGGCATTCTTGAATCCGCGGCGTGTTGTTACCCATGCTCACGCGTTCGTACTGCGTACTAATCAAACCCGTTGATTCTTCACGGCGTTGTCGTGAACGAACGGTCGTCTATCGGGTAGTAGCCGGTCATACCTGCATCACTCACGCCATGCGCCGCCGCGATAGACTGATACCGACTCGGCACGCCGACACCCAGCCGCTCGACGAACTCCCCGGCGGGCTTGGGCGAGCCGGTCGCAACGATGGGCGGTCCATCCCACGGAATCATACCCGAGACGTGATGGTGGCCGAGATAGGCGACATCGAACTCATGGTCCAACAGCGTACTCATCCACTCCTTCATGCGCGCACTTGTCGACGCCTGTGGGTCGCGGTCCTGTCCATGCCGAAGGTGGCCGGTGAGTTTCCCACCGCGCATCTCGAAGTTGCGATAGGCGCGTGCCTCCCCGATTTTCATGGCGAGATTCTCGAACTCACCGTGTCGGTCGCGCAGGGTTGCGATGGTGTTCCGTAGATTTTTGTACGCTATCAAATCGGCGTTCGCTTGCTTGCTCGTCCCACTCGCGCGAATGTCGCCGTGGTTGCCGATCTGGCAGATCACCTCGACACTATCGAACGCCTCGGCATAGGCGTCACACAGTCGGAGGAGTGGGTCGTGTAACAAGTCGATTTGCTCGTCCATGAATGCCTCAACGTCGCCGTTTTCCAATTGCCCTTCATAGACGCCCTCTCCCGTCACGAGGTCGCCGCCGAGGAGGACGTAGGCCGTATCGTACTCCGCTCCGTGTACGTCAGCGAGATGTAGGGACCGCCGCGTTGCATAGTCGATCACGTCAGGGACAATCTCCGGCTCATAGACGACCGTGCCGTCATCCTGTCGGACGAGGTCGCCAGCGTGTACGTCGGTGAGATGGAACACCCAGTCCTCGCTGTCGGGTGTGGCGTCGGTGTTGACTGAACTCGGCACGTCGCTCAGGCCCTTGTACTCGCGGACTAACTGATTGTGCCG